TAAGCGAGGATCCCTGTTGTTTGCGAGTCCGACCAATCAACGAAATCGTCAGTCGGTGGAGAAAACGTAGCCATTACTTCTTTTTAGAAACCGGCATTGTCTTTGCTGGTGCAGCCTTTTTAGCCACTGCTTTTTTAGGACCAAAGGTGTTGTTCCATTCGCTAGTAGCAACTTTGGCAGCAGCAGTCATTACGCGCTTACCCATACCCAAAGAACTTTCAGCGACAACATCCTGAAATGAAGATACATATTCTTTGCGACTTACAGGGCCAGTCTTGCCGGGTTCGGCAGAACTACGGCTAGATACAGAACCTTTTGATTTGTACATTTTACGAATTTGATCTTCTAATGAAGACCCTGATGCTGCTTTTTTAGCGGCCATAATAAATATCCTTTGTTAAGACTGTCCCGAGTATAACAAAAGCCCCCCGCCGAAGCAGGGGGCTTTCATTATGTATTCCTTGTCGGGAATTAGGCGTTTGTGCCGATGCTTGAAGCTGATTCAATACGACGGAGTGCTTCCTGACGGAAGACACCGTAACCAACGAAATGCTTCCAACCGACTGGCTGGTGGCGCTTCAACACGTCAGTAACTGTTCCGTAAACCATAGTTGGTTGTGAACCGTACTCACCGTTGTTAGAAACAGCCTTAGCAAGAGCCTGGCGGCCCATGATCAGTGTTCCGTATGCATCAATGGTTCCAGCAGAACCAGAGTTGTTGGATGCGTTTGCAAACTTCGGCGCACGTGGCGACTCCATAAAGCGAACGCCTTCAAACATACCAATTTCACCATTGTAAATGCCCTCAGGATTTACGTAGTTAGCAGGGGTACGCCATGCTGCTGCGTCAGTTGCGCTACGGAAGTCGTAGGAAACGTCAGGATGGATAAAACCAACATACGAACCACCAATGGTTGGTACGTTTGCTCCACGAAGTTGAGCAACTACTCGACGAACATCGTTCGCAGAAAGTGTGTCATCTTCGTTGATTGTCGTACGGCTAGATGGATCAACTGCACCGCCTGTTGCGTAAACAACGTTGTCTCCGGCTTGGAGGATTGAACGGCAAACAGTGTCAATTGACAAACCAGCGTTGTAACCAACAGCGTTAGCTGCTACTGGGTCAACGTTGATGAATGAAGTTGCACGGAGCTTGGCGGTCGTAACCATTGCGTTTCCGTATTCTTTCATTGTCACAGACACTTGGCTGTTGCTCAAAACAACTGGTGTTACGTCGGTGACTTCGCTGATTTCCGAATCGGCTACAGCGAGGTCTTGGAAGATGGTGAACGTGTGGGTTGCACCTGGGTTAGTTGCATTTGTTGCTTCGACTTCAGCGAACTGGTCGTAGTACATCTCGGGACGAAGGGCGAAATACGCCAACTTCTCGAATGCTGTCTGGTTAAGGGATAGGGAAGAAACCTGTGTATAGGCCATGATTTGTTTTCTCTTTCAGAGATAGAAGGTTTTAGTTTTGTACCTCAGACAAAATCGCTAAAACTTCAGCCTCGGAAGAAGCGGCATCTAGTCGAGCTTGGAGATCAGGGATCTCGCTAGCAGACTCTGCCCCGGCGGCAACCTGATTTGTTCTTTTCCAAGCTTGCTGCTCAGATAGGTTTTCTTCAGATACACGTGGGGACAACAACCGCGCCTCGACCGCTGCTTGTTTAATCGCATCAACGCTTAGTTCTCCGTCGTAACCTTTAACAAAGTATTTGGCCGCTGAATCGCCGGTATCAATACCAGCTTTCATAAAGGCCATTTCACGCTTTGCTTGTTCGGCTTCGACAGCATTCTGTCGCAGAGACTTGATTTCTTCTTCAAGAGTTTTGATCCGGGTCCGCAACGGATTGCGGGTTTCTTGGATCTCTTCTTCTGAATCAGTGAAGTCAGTGAATTCGGACATATTGGTACTCTCCTTTAGCCCACACCACACTGGAGGGTTGTGGTGGCTGCTTAGTTGTTTGTCTCCCCATATGTACGCAACTAGTTCGGGGGGCGACTAGTTGGTTCCTCCCATCGGGATCGGACTAACTATATACATGAAGTTGTTGCAAATGCAACTAACCTGCTGTGCCTAGTCCCATGACACCAGTTTGTGCAACGTTGAATCCACCGCCACCTTCGAACTGTGATTGACGTTGACGTTTGCGCGACTCGATGCGTTGCTTCGCAGCTTGGCTGGTTCCGAGTGTCCCGGAGATTTGTTCGGCCTGGCTGATTGCAGTTTCGCCTTGGAGGTTTGTTCCGAGAAGTTCTTGCTGGCTAGCAATTTTTGCGAATCCTGCTTGAGCATCAGCTGCTTCAACACCCTCATTAACGAGAGCTTCTGATTCGGCAGATGTCAACTGGATACCAGACTGTCGCTTGGCTTCAGCCGAGACAGTTGCAGAGGTAGCTTGCTTCTTGAGGATGTCGGCACCTTTAGTTGGGTCAAGGAAATAAGCCGCAAGGCCAGCATCGTCAACATTGTAAAGCTCTTTCATCTGGCGAACCACTTCAGGATTGGCATTCTTGACCAATTGAAAGCCTTTAGTCACACGATCTTTTACTTCGGCAGCCGACGTGTTGTAAGCAATGAAATTACGGAAGTCTTGTGGCTGATCATAAAACTCGGGTGGAAGACCTGATCCGGCCATAACATCTCGATATCCGCTTTCCATGTCAATGTAGTCAGTAACACTTAACTCCGGCAGGTTTCTAGAAGCACGTTCAGCGTTAGCCGGGAAACGAGTTTTATATTCAGTGGTGTCCTTTAGGGCATCACCGATTTCATCCGGGGTTGGTCGGTCGGACAAGACACCTTGACCTTTCAACAGCCAAACTTGGTCGGCCAAAGCTCCAAGGCCATACCTAGTTAAACCATTTCTAATGATTTGAATTGCGTCTTCGTCAGCCATCAGCGAACCTTACCAAACGCTTTGCCAATGCTGGCAACCATCGCACGAGCTTCTTGTTTGGCCTGGGTTGTTTTGGCATAGCCATACCGGGTGTCCGTCTTCAATGCTTGAGTCCATTCGCCAAGTGTCATCTGACGGGTGTTGCCTTTGTCGTCGCGTTTAGCGATTGAATCCATAAACTCTGGTTTCATAAAGTCAAGAGCTTCGGATGTTGTTTCGAGAACATTGGCCGCTATTGATTTGTAGTCTTTTGTGATGTCATCAAAAGTTAATCCAGCATCTAGTTGGGACACTAAATGAGGATATTGACCTTTGAGTTTCTCTTTGTAAATGCCTTGGATATCGGCAGGTTTTTTACCGGTCGTCAGGTAAGACTCAATTTCTTTATCACTTATTGAACCGCCATAAGCCTTGATGATTGCCTTCATATCGCTGGCATCTTTTGTGGCCAAAGCAGCAGATTCTGCCTTGAGGGCTTTTCCTTCAGTAAACGCAAAAGAATAAACCATCTTTTTAAGCGCATCACCTTGGACGTTGCTTCGGGCCATACCGGTAAGAAACTGGGTAATCTTGTCTTCTGGGATACCAGTCAAATCGGTGATTCCGTTGACCGCTAATCTTGCCGCATCAACAGACGCTTTCTTGTCAGCGTCAGGAGCCGCATCGTATTGCTTAGACGCAGCAATAGTGTTTTGCCAGTATGGGGTGTCCATGACGGCACCACGGAAACGATCAACAGTCCAGCCCTGATCAGCTGCTTCTCGAAGAACATCAGTTACTTCTTGCCCAAACAAAGTTGGGTCATCAAGAAGATAAACAAACTCAGGGTAGTTCTGCCGGACATTCTCGTCAAGAGAAAGTTTCTTTTTCTTTGCTGCTTCTTCTGCTTTTTTCTTTGCAGCTGCTGCAGCTTTTAATTTTGCGGCAGCGGCTTTCTTTTTAGCTGCGGCTATTTGTTCTGGTGTTTGTGCCATTATGCTCCTCGCAACATGTCTTGAAATGCCCGGGCATAGTCAGCAAATCCAGTTGCTTTAACTTCGCCGGCATTTTTCATTTTTAGTTGAGCTTCTGCTGCTGCACCGACACTAGGTGCTTGATTTTCTGTAGTAGCTGTTTTTTCTATGCTGTGGTAAGCATCAAAAAATCTTCCCATTTCAAGAGCGGTAGGTTTACGGCCAAGATCACGTTCAGCCACTTGGCTAAAGATTGAACTTACATCTTGTTTTGCTGTGAAAGTTTTAGTGGTTTTCGGACCTTTAGCAGCATCAGGCAATCTAAAAGCAATGTTGTATGCCTCTTGGGGTGTAGCCACACCTCCTGTTTTGGGTGATTTTTGGGTTCTAGAAAAGACAAGGAACTCTGCGAAACGACTGGTGTCTGTTGGGTTCATTCCGCTAAGACTGGGTTTGGTTGTTGAACCAAAACCTTTTTTCCAAAGAATGTTTTGAATTTCAAGTCTGTCATTTGAAGACATGCCATTAAGCATTTTCCAGGCTGCTTTCACATACCTAGCTTGATCGGTTTCAAAGTCCTTACCTTCCGCCGGTTTGCTTGCCCACTCAATAGCGGGGATATCTTCTTCTAGTTCCTGAGGATCCATTATTCTTCTACTTCCTGAATTAATTTACGTTGCCAAATTCTAGAGAAATCTGGGTTCTGTTCTGCCAAACTATTTCCATAACGATACAAATCATCTTTAGCCGACATAATTTCATCGCTAGTTCCATCAAGGTTGTCGCGTTCTAAATCTTCTAAATAAACATCACGTTTGTCAAGGTATTGAGTGATGGTGGCCATAACTGGATTGCCTTTAACGCGCTTGTCTTTTCCTAAATCTCTTAATTGCTCAATGAAGTTAGGAAACTTACCGACTTCAAATTCAGCTTTAAGAGGGAACCCAGGATATTTATCGTGAAGTTCTTTACGTTTATCTTTTATTTCTGCGCGTTCATCAGCATCCGGATTTGGAGGATATTTCTTTCTAAAATCTCGATAATAATATGAACCGATTTTCTTTTGTGCATCTAACAGCGCATCTTTAGGACTTTGCCTGAATCGCTTCAAACCATTAATTTGCCTGTTCCAAGTTTCAAAAGAAAAGTCGTCGCCCATAGGGGCCAAATAAGCAGCGGTCATTTTGTATGTTTCCAACAAACCAGCGTTTTTCTTTTCCCATTCACCAAAAATACTTGTTGCTTCAAGACCGTCGTAATCAGGGTTTGCTTTGGTTTTTGCACCCATATAAATCAAAGCGTCTTCACCAAAAATTTTGATGAATTCACCTACGGCAGTATCGTAATTTTCTTGTTGCAGATCATGCCATGCACCAACCAAACTGTTTACGTATACGTCACCTTTTTCTAAGTCGGCTTTGAATTCAACTTTTCCAGAAGTTGGACCAATGAACTGTGAGGCTGCTCGAAGGAATGTTAAAACTCTTGCTGTTTCTGATGAGTCTTCAAACAATCTTTCAACATCGTTTTTGTCTTTTAAGTTGTATTCACCAGTAGTAGCCAAGTAGTTAAATGTGTCGTGTTGTACACCCTGATAAAGAGTTCCCATCATTTTAGGATCGTCAAACAACGCGGAATTCAATTTAATTATGTACCCGGGAAGACTTACGCTTTTAAGAGTTGGTTGTCCGTATGGTTGA